GATCTGGGAACGAGCCCTGTTGTACGCAGCCTGGATCGGCAGGCACTGCTCAAGGACACACGATCCCCAGAGCCGGCCTGGTACAGAGACTTCCTTGATATGGGCATAGGGGAAGACCGGGAAGCCAGGAGGATTCTCACCCTTCCTGACTACCCGATCCCCAATGACCGCCGCCCAGTAACCGTTGGGATAATCTGGAGTTGGCCTGCACCAAAGTTGGTGTACCAGCACAGTACCACCAGAACCTTGCTGGCCTGCAGTTCCCCATGCCGACACGGTCCCGAAATTAGAGGGACCAGTCAAAGATGAGAGTTGGCGTTCAAAGAACCGGGAGACGGTTTCATTGTCGTCGCCTTGTACTTCATCATCTTTCAGACCGTAACGGTCTTTGACATAGGTCAGGCTCCTGGCCTTGGTGTGGATGAGGTGACTCACATCTTCCCAACGAGTCGCATCCGGGTCGGGGTCGATTTCAAATGGAGAACAGACCTCCACATCGACATCCCCAATGGAAACGCCGATCTTCTTCGCAGTTTCGGCATCTTCAGGACCGGCTAAACCCATCTTCTTCAGATAGGCTTGCCCTTCCTCTTTTGCCTTTCTCTTCTCTTCCTTGCTACGGGCTTTCTTACCGCTGAAGTCTTCAGCTTCAGCAGCAATCTTGTCACCCTTGAAAGCATCCCAGAACACACGGACGAACACGTTGCCTGTCGTACTCCTCCAGGTGAGGAGGTCGATGAGCTTGTCGTTCATTCCGTGAGTAGACCAGTAGTACCGCAGGTAGTCGGTAGCAAGACCCGCTGTGATCCGGTCGTTCAGCTCACCCGTGGCAGGACTCACCGTCCACTGAGGACGCTGACGGACTGTCGATGAGATAATCCTCCTGACCATGGGCATAAGCCGGTTGACCGTTGCGCGGACCCTGTGCCGTGGTTGCCGTGGAAGGAACAGAGCCTTCGTCACGGGGTTCCACTGCAGGTACTGCTGACCCAGGTAATTAGCAATGTTCAAGTACCACTGACGCTCAAGGGACTGCCTGTGCTGCTCCCTTGAAGCCCAACGGGCCTGGACGAACTCAGCTATAGTTTCGTCCTTTTTGAAGTCAACGGCACCAAAGTCGGTGCTGGCGTACTTGGTTACATTACCGTTTCTGAGTATGGGCATTATTCAAGACTTGGTGAAAGGTTGCCTTGGATCTGGTCGAACTCCCTCGCAATCTCCTGCTCTCTCCGCTGGGCATCCTCCAAGGACATCTCGGGTTCAGCTTGTCGGGGAATGTCAGCCGGCATGGGGTTGTCAACCTGGTTCATGCCTGCGTAGACCTGGAGATCACCAGCGGCGATCACTCGGTTCTGCGACCTGAGCTGGCTCAGGAGTTCCTTGATGATTGCCTCGTTCGACCTGTGGGCATAGCGGAAGCTCAGGTAACTGATCCCCGCACCCAACAGCAATAAGAGTAAATTGGAAAATAGTTCAGTCATTCATCCTCGTCCTCGTCCTCGTCCTCGTCCTCGTCCTCGTCTTCAGGCTCGGGCTCGGGTTCCGGTTCGGGCTCGGGAGCCGGCTCCGGTTCGGGGGCTGGTGCGGGGGTGGAGTCTTCGACCTCACCTCCACCTGCACAGAAAGCAAGACAGGCCAACTCTTCGATGGCTTCGTTGCCCACTACGCCAGCCTTGAACCGCTCACGGTTCTCAGCCCACCAGTCCTTAAAGTATTTTCCTGCCATAATAAATCCTCCTACCTGACAAATGCTGTTACCAGCGTTGCGATTAAACTGAAGACCGCTGTTACGAGAGCCGCCTTCACATGGTTACTATTAACTCTGTTTTCCTTGTAGGACTCCTGAAAGTCCACAACTTTTGTTTCGAGGTGACTGAGCCTGGTAAGAACCGATGCGACACCGTTGCCCTCGATAATGACCTTGTTGAGCAGTTTTACATCACTTTGCAGGTGATGAACGCCCGTATCAATTGACGCTACTTTTTTGTCCAGCTCGTGGAGTGCGCCAAGAAGTTGTTCTGATTCCATGCTTAGGCAAGGGCTTTAATCACCCTTCGTCTTATGAAGTCGCTTTTTAGTACAACGGACCCATCAGATTCCTTGATGGTGATCTGTATTTCCAAGTCGCCCTCCTGATCCAAGGCTCCAGCCTGCCCTGCCGCAGGGAACGTATACTTCTCAGTACCGGCAGAGGCACTGACCTGAGTCATGTCGGTAGTCGTAACTGTTCCCCCATCGATGGAATAGGAGATCTCGACATCCTTAGCTGTGGGAGAACTTAGATGTATAACCGTGCCGTCAACCTTGTCCTTACAGGTGACCTGGATGGTCGGCTCCGATCCAACATAGTAGTTAGCTGCCATTAGTAATCTACTCCAAGTCCGAACTCATTTTCCGGTGGAGCCGGTTCCTGTTGAAGGTTCTCCATGATTTTATCCCAATGACGCTGGGTTCTCTCTGCGAAAATTGTTCCTTGCTCCATGATATGCGGACAAGAGTCATCTAACAATGCTCTCTCCAATAATGGATCACCCTTGTCTATGGGTTCTGCTCCACCGGCAACTATGTACCGCCAGCAGTCCATAAGGTGATCAGCCTTCTTCACTGGAGCCGCCTTGCGCTCGTTAGTGTCCCGGCTGAAGGTCCGTGGGTTGCGCCTGCGGTACTTGGCCCTCTCCTTCAGGAAGTTCCTGCAGGTGCTGAAGATCTGCGTCCTCGGGATGCCGTCCCAACCAGGGACAAGGGTTCGGCGAACCATCTCGATCCCGTATTCAACATCGTTCCTTGCGGGAACACAGACAATGCCATGCTCTCCAGCCAGGATGTTGCCCACCTTCAACCCGCCGCCTGGGTTGCTGCCGAACTCAGCAGGGTCAATCCACCGCTGGGTTATAGGTTCCGACACCTCGGGGTTGATCAGCCACTTGGCAGCATAGACATCGGAGCCATCGTCTCTCCACGCCCCGTTCAGACTCCAACCCTCTGCCCCGTAGATCTTGTCGGCGATTGTCCGAGCGGTAGTCGCATGCTCATACAACTCCCGGTAGACATACGACCGCCTGTCAGGAGAGATCGCTATCCACAGGACGGCAAAGATATTCCAGCCGGGGTCGATAGCCATGTACCTGGCCCAGTCCTTCGGGATCTCGAAGGGGTCACAGATAAAGTCGGGGGTGAACTCGGGGTAGACCAGCCCTTGCCGGCGGCGGGTCTTGCCCTCGATCCTCACCGCCTTCTCCTCTTCGGTGATCATGGCCTCAAGGTCGCGCAGGACTTCCTTGTCTACATGCCCAGCTCGTGCAGCCTCTCTCGTGTCGAGTCGGAAGACATCCACATTCTTGTCGCCCTCCTCGAACCGCTCCTCCAGGTTGACCAGCCATTCGACGGACTCTACCGCCGTAGCGGACACCACGGACTTGGCACCCTTGGCAAGACGGCGAACCATCAACTCCTCGTAGACCACATCCTCAACTTCCTCGTCAATGACCAGGAGGTCAATAGCAGCGGCCTGTGTCTTCCGACGAGCCGTGTTAGAACCCACAGCGGAGATGAACCTGATCTCAGCACCACTGCGAAGGATTACCTTCTGGGGAATATCGGTGTGGGGAATGATCTGCCCCCTGCGCTTGATCTCCCAGCCGGGCATGATGTCCTGCAGGTGCTTCCAGATTCCCTCCTCGAGCGTGGTGTAGGAGGCAGAGATAACCCAGATCTTCGGAGCCGTTGGTGTCTTCTGGTGTGGGTGGTCCTGCATAGCCCACCACCTGATCTCCTGTGCGGCGGCTCTCGACTTCCCACTCTGGTTGCCCCCGAGCAGGACACGGTGCATGCGCTTGGACTTATGGAACCCGAGCTGGTTCCTGCCGGGGTTGGAGTCAGGGACATAGAAGTACCCTGGGTGGTCCCTTGCTTCGAGGCACAACTCGCAGGGGGTGAGGATCGCCTCCAGTATATCAATCTGGGCAAGGGCGGTTGCGGAGACGGTCTGTTTTTTGGGCCTGCTCATGCTGCCTCTTCATCCCTGTCGTCAATAACCTTAAACCCCAGAAGAGAGAGAACGGGTGCAACTGTATCCATGACCAGGTCCACCCGTTCATCGAGAGACATGCTGGACAGGTCGAGCTTACGGTCGGAGAGGCCGGAGATCTTAGCCAACTGCCGCATGGCATCCAACTGGTTACGGTCCTCTGTGGTCGGATCCTCGACAATGTCGATAAGCTTCTGTATATGCCCCTCGCGGCTGGTGAGGTCTTTCTTGTTCCGTTTCCGCTTCTTTTTGCCTGCTGTCTTGAGCTTTTCGACTATAGGAGACTCAGGCTTCTTCGCCGTTTTCTTCTTCGCTTTCTTTGCCATATATAAAATAAATACGGGCAGCGGGATGATTTTTCAGTACAATTCTTCCCCAAATAGCCTGGGCGGTACTATTGATCACAGGCTTGCACTAAAAGAAGCAGGAGAGAACAGGTATGCTTTTGGCTGATGGTTTCGATGATGCTTTCGTCGGGGTAGGTCGCAGATGTGGACAACCGACACTTGCTGTCTATTCCGTAGAGAAGTGCATCGAGATCCTGGTCAAAGACGGGGCCACCTATGAGGAGGCTCGGGAGTACCTGGAGTACAACAGCATCGGCTCATGGGTCGGTGAGAACACCCCGATCTGGGTGGAATCAAAAAGTCTGAAGGAGTATCTGGAGTCATTACCAATCAAGGAGGAGGAACATGTTAACGATTAAGCAGGTGGCACAGCACCTGAAATGCTCTCGGCTTGTAATCGACAAGCTCGTAGAGCAGGGACTGCCGTGCGTGAATATCAGCTCGTCACCA